CCGACAAACTTGTTTGCGCCTGGGATGATTGAAATATCTGTAGAGCTTCCGAGAGTTCCGCCGTTGGATGGATTCACTTTGCTATAAAATGCAAATCCTTTGTTCGATGGTGTAATGTATAGCTGGTCATAATAATACCCGTATTGGTTATTTACAACACCAGTGCTCGGGGTGAAAAGACCTACAAATGAAGCCCCATAAACATTTGTGACTGTAGCTCCGTTAGAAACAAACCCTTGTATTGTTATTCCTTTAACATTGTTTAATGTTCCTGCTCCACCGGATACATTTACGTCAATACCATACCCCTGCAATGCTGTTGGCAAATTGCTTCCACTTGACAGCGTAACTGTTGAATGTTGTCCTGTTATTGTGCTACTGTTACTGGCAGATGTTGTAATATTAGAGGCATATTCTGTTCCTATATAGCTGGCTGAGGTATTAACCGTGTGGTTTGTGGTAAATGTATTGGCATTACCTGATCCAGAAACGCCGGTTAAAGCTGCAGTGGCATTTATAGAGCCTGTTGCAGATATTGCAGTGTTTGTGTTAGCGCCTGTAGCTGTAACATTCAAACCAACATTTGTATTAGTTGTACCTGTATTAGTAACAGAAATAGTCTGTCCTGTTACAGTCTGACTTGCTGCACCATTTGCCCCTGATGAAGTAATGGATAAACCTGTTTTTGTGTTGGATGCCGCCGCCGTTCCGGTAATGCTTAACGATACAAGGCTTCCGCTTGTAAGGGTTGAACTTGATAATGCAAGGCCATTGCCCGATGTAGTGGTATAGGCAGAACCAGCTAAAGGCAAGTAAGTACTTGCAGCCGTAGCTGTAGAAAGTTTGAGACTATTTTGATATAGAGTTGTAAGGCCCGTTATAGCAGTAGAAGTGTCTGGTGTAGATGGAGTAGCCCAATCAGCCCCGCCACCAGCATCTGATGTTAAGACTTTCCCTGCACCTTGCCGACCAGTTACGATTTTAATTCCTCCGCCAGCAATATGTAATATGCTGTCAGGAGAAGCTGTCCCAACTCCAACTTTTATAGTTGTTGGCGCACCATTTATTGTAAAGCCAACAGATCCATTTGTATGCGTTAAATCGAACTGTTTATTATTCACAACATCTTTCATGCTCATAGTATTAGATACTATGCCATTCCTTATAATCGTTGGCGGCTGGCCACTTACGTTGACATACCTGTAATCGCCAGAAAGATAAGCCTGATCGATAAAGGCGATATTTGTGCAGTTTGTTGTGCGTACAGTATCATTAGCAACCGCGAGGCCACCGATGAATTTAATGTTTGTGCTGTTCATGATTTCCAGGACGGTAAGGCCGCCGTCCATCTTTCTTGCAAAAACATTATTTACAAAAGAAAATCCATTTGTAACTCCGTTGATATAAAGGCAGACATCGTTGTGATTGCTGGTATTGCCAGTCGCAACGCCATGGCCGCCGTTTGATGTTTGCGTTATATACATTCCATAGGCGTTGTTAACCATTGAATTGTTATCGATCCTGCAATTACCCGCGCTGACCGTTAGGGCATAATAATTTGTTCCGAAAACGCATCCGGTCACGTTATTGTATTCTGCCCGGGGACCAAAATCGAGGCCTGTATAAGAACTGTCAAAAGTTGAATTGTGAACCATGTTGCTTTTTCCGGCGTTTGCCACATAGGCCGCGCAACAAAACGCATTGTTCAGCATCCGAACGCCCCACCCTTTGAAATTTGTAAATCTGGAATCTCGAATAGAAATATTTTGAGCGCTATCGACGAGAATTCCAATTTGATTGGACGTTGTTCCTATTGCCGGGGGGAGAGTGGTATATGTGCCCTTTAGCACAATGTTTTCAAACGAAGACTGGCTGCCCCCGAGTGCAAGAGAACATTTGAACATTGTTGTATCGGATGTTGTTTTCAATACGCTTTGTCCACCATCGCCAATGATCGAAACGCCGTCCTTCATTTGAATGGTTGAGTTTATCTTATACGTTCCTGCTCGAAAATAAATTGTTTTGTACCCGGCATTAATTGCATTTTGAACAACCGCCGTAACATCTGAAACACCGGAATTATCTCCGCCATGGGCCTGCACGTCGTACCAATCGGGAGTTATATCAACAAACCCGCCGGCATTGGCCAAGGCAGACCAGGAATATCCACTCCAGCAGTACACGACTCCGTTTTTCCAGGCAATCGATCCGCTGTCCTTCCGGGCCAACTTAAATGTATCGCGTGGAATACCAAAGGCCCCTTTGACGCGGCCGTTTTTCCATATCTGGCCATCGACGGAAACCGGCTGCCATGACCTTGTTGAGTCATAGTCTTGCGCAACAATTGTCGCCGACAAGAGAAGAGCCGAAAAGAAAAGAACGAGAAATTTTACTGAACGATTCATAATAAAAGATTTTAACAAATGTACTTTGAAATAATAAAACTAAAACTGACAAGCAATTAATATTCCGATATTATCAACAATGTTGTCCGACGATGGGAAGGCATTCAATGTTACGGCATCAATGGGTTTTGATGTTCTCGAAACCGTTGGTTCTGCAGCAATGCCGGACAAGGTATATCGGTGCGGTGATCCGCTTGCATCTAATTGGAAAGCCATGCTTGCAGTTGCAGGCAATGGCGTCGGATTGTTTAGCGAATTTGGGACAACGGTAAAATGCCGGTGATCCATCATTGCTTTGTATTGTTTTCCGCCCGGGTAATTGAACGGCCGGGTGGAATCTGATCCAACCCCAAGCGTTGTAAAGTTTTTAAGCGCTTTCGGCGTGTGGTTTTGCCAATTAGGAAGCCTGAATTTTTTGAGGGTGGAATGTATAACAAAGCACCCCACTTTATCGGCTGGATGAACATACGAGGTGTTTATGACGGTATCGTCAACAATAATTTGCGCAGAATCGAGGCAATGCTCTATCCAATACCATATCCTCGGGTGCTCGTCGCCATCGAGAGCGTTTTCTCCAATTTGGCCGTTGCACAACCCGGCGTTAGGATGGCTTGCATGATTTGTCATAAATAATTTACCCACTCCCTGGCCCTGATATGGCAAAATCACTTCAAAGTGATCATCAACAACGGCAAGAATAAGTTTTTCTCCCCGGCCAACCCATATTTCAGGAAGATTTGGCGTTGGAGTATTGAATCCGTCATATAAAACAAAATCCGTCCCGGAGAAATTAATCAATACCTGATCGGGGCCGCCTCCAACGCTATTGTCGAAAAGATATTCATCATCTTGATTGAGCGATGCGATTGGCGGCATTGTGCAAATCTGCTTTGATCCTGCACATTTTAAACGATGCCGTTTGCCTTTATCGCCAACAAGAACTGAATATGCCGCGCTCGTTACATCAACACGGCCGGAATAAATCGATCCGCCTGATGATGCAATTACCCCGGCCTGCAGCTGTATATCCACTGTCAAAACTTCGCCGTCGCTGATTGTTCTTCCGTCAAGGGTTGTGATGGTATCCCCAGGAATGGAAACAACGGTTGTTACCATATCCCACTCAACGTTCGGTATCAAATAGCGAAACGATTCGCGAAATACTCCAGTGACTGATTTGTTCACGAAATATGGATCGGTGATTGTATTCGATCCGGCCGGCGGATCATTTGGGTCTGATCCGTTTCCCCTGTAAAACCTTTTCTCGTATATATACTGATTTGTAAGAGCATTAACTACATGCAACACTCTTGGATCACCAAGAGCTGTATTATTTGGTGCGTCGTAATATGTAATATTGTAGTTCTCCGGATCGAGATCAGGGATTTCATAATTATATGAAGTGATAGGCCCGGCAATCCAATCTTCCCAAACGATGTGGCTCGGATTAGAAACTTTTGCGGCCGTGATGTGCAGATAATTATTGAAATTGACTGCGCCGACTGAAACTTTTAGGCGAATGGCTCCCATGGTATAAGTTTTTATTCGTAATTATTAACTGGAACTGAATTTGCAGAACCTTGATTTGATAAATCCCCAAAAACCTTGACATCAACCATTGCAACAGAAATAAGCCGCTGCGTTGTATCAACATCTTGCGTGTAAATTTTGCTCCTTCGGTTAATGCCTGGCTCGACAGTTAAATTGACGCCACGCAATGGATAGCGGGGAATTTCAACAATATTGAATTTGCCATCGACTGCAGCGAAGGGCTCCCGATCGACAAGAACATTCCGGCATGTCCAGATACGATTCAGCTTGTCGATAAAATCATCAGGCATGCCACGTTCATCACAAAAATATAGCGGCATTTGGCGAAATGTGCGGGAGGATAAAATTGTTTGATTAAAATATTCATCCCTGGCCGAAACGTTATTTGTTCCGGGATTTACGCGGCCGAAATGCCCGGGCAATCTCATTTCGAACTTTATGCCCGATTCGAACAAAATATCTTCATGATATCGATGGTGCCAGTACTGCAGCAAAAGATTTGCAAATTGGAACACCTCTGCAGAAATAAATTGCCGGTCACTGATATACGTGCGTTTACTAAGGCCCGATCCGGCTTCAATTTTAAATCGATAACATCCGGTATCAAACCCGGCAAAAGAGTTTTGTATCTCGAATGCAAATTGCCCGGCGTTGAACTTATCGGCCAGGCCACGCAATGCCGGCAGTTGTAATATAATACGGCCAGACTTGTTCACTACCGAAAAAACAATCGGGTCAAAGCTTGCGAGAAATTGCAGATTTAAAATATCTGTCGTTTGCCAGATTTGCGTAAACGTTTCCGGTTGTTCCCATGGCAAAAGGCGATCCTCGAACAAATAATCATCGAAGTGCTTTGTCCAATATTTCTCCAGATTCGCCTGCGTACTTAGCACGAATTTTACCGGGTTGATGAATGGGATTCGTAATGTAGGGTTAACCATAGTAGTCAATTAATTGTGATAAATCATTCGCTGGAATCGATAGCATCTGAAATTCTTGATCCTTGTCCGATCCCGGGGCAAGGGCTGCCTTTATCAATATTCCAAAATACAACTTTCCGTAAAACTCGATATCGACAAGCTGCAATGGATCTTCGTCAAGTAATTCAAGTAGATCTCCGTTTGTTTGGCACATTCCATCAATTAAAACAGGATGGAAGAAAGGATCGGGTAATTCGCCAAGCAGTACGCTTTGTTTTTCTTCGATCACCTCTGTTGCGCCGCCAGCAATTGGCCGGGTTGTAATGAGCTTGTTGTTTTTATCCGAACTAACATATTTAAAAACCCTCCAATCTTGCTTATAGAGACAACTGCGATAATAATCTCCTGCTCTCAAAAAATTGCGCTTGGGAGAAAAATCGAGATTGAAGACAGTTTCCGGCTCGATCAACCCGGTTGCAAAAGGATTCAGGGAGCGATCGAGATTATAGTGGCCCGGAACTCCAAGCGCCTCGGGAATGAAGTTGAGGGATATGTGCAACGGGTAAACCGTATTGTCGTTTTTGTAGTCCGTTGTTGATTTGTCGGCCGTTACAATTCGATCGTTTTCTATTTGATAGCAATCGGTCGGAAATTTTGCAATCTTATCGAGCCTGGCCGGAGAAAGTGATGATCCGGAGCTGAATAAAAACGAGCAATTAAAAGATTCGTTTCCGTTCAGTGCGCCGATCTCGTTGCTTATTTCAGGATATCCAACGGCCAGATCATTGAAGGAAAACGATTTATCAAGCGTCACGGCCAGGTCGTAAGCTGATCCGAGATGAATCGATTTCGCAAAATTCACAAGATTCTTTTTTCGATCAAGGCGAACCTTGCGCCCTTTTGTTGTGATTCCAACGGAATCGAAGCTGTCCCAAAAATTAAAAAAATCATTCCAGCTGATCTTTATTGTCGCATCATCAAAGCCCCGAAGGGCATTTCCGCAAGTAAAAACTCGGTTGGCGTATCGGGCCGATCCGAAATAATTATTCACCCCGTCCCCAGGATCGGCCGAATAATTGTCCTCGGTCATCAATGCCATAAGGCGCTCGAAAATATACTGCGGGGTAAGAGCCCGAACGTATGTTGTCGCCTTTCGATAGATCGATTTTGTGATGTTGAATTTTCCGCCGTCCTCGTAATGAAAATAAACGGCACGGTCCCCGGAGCTTCCGATGATATTTATTCCCATAAACAAATAAAGGCCAGAATTGATTTGCACTGGTATGGACGCCGATCCGACAAAATGGTTTTTTCGATAAACATTCGTCGGGGTGTTGAATTGCTGCAGCGTTGTTGATTGAATAACCGTTCCATCATCGGCAAGGTTTCTGGCGACAAGGGCAAGTTGAACAACCGGGTTCGGCGGAATGCCAGAGGCTAATTCGGCCGTCATTTCAAAATCCCATTCCACCTCGATCGGTTCGCCGGTCGAGGAATAATGAAACCAAAGCTTTCCGTTCGCCATATTGGCGTTTTGCTCCAGCCCCGAACTTCCCCCAAGTTGCGCCCGAGGAACGTCTTTTATATTAAGAGAAACACCCTCTCGCGACATAATATCAAGCTGCACAGTATGGTTACCGTTTTCAGGATAAACAGCCCCGTTCGAAACGAGAAAATTTGCCTTTTGGTGCAGCCTGATACCATCCATTGCCACTAAAACAGCCTCGGGAACATTCATAGCCAACTCAAAAGTCGTCGATTCATTGGCCTTTAAATACTTCGGCAGCCCGTCCTCGATAGTCGAAACGGTAACCTTTGCGCCCTTGTGCTGCAGGCCCGGCATTTCAACCTGGCCGACGAACGTTTGCTTATACCAAAAGCCAAACGAACCGGATGCGTTGCCGGCAGCATTTACAACATCGAGGCGGGCCGTTGCGGTACTGCCAGAAACGCGGGTGAAATGTGCACTGAAAGAAATGATTCCCGATGCAGGGGTGATCACTGGAACGATCGCAACGGGAGTTATTGAATTGACATTAAAATTTGCGAGAGTCCCTGTATCGAAATAGCCGACAAGGCTATCCGAAACGCCTGGATCAGTTATCGACACTTTAATGTGAACTGTCGATCCTGGAGGAGCCGTGATTGTTCCGGCGGCCGTTCCGTTTGGAGTGATTGGGTTTTGATCGGCAGAAAAAACAATGTCGCCAACTGGATTTGGTTCGAAATCAAGCATCTGCCGGCAGACCTTGAGATAAACTGGCTGCTCTGGCCCAAATTTATAAAAAATGGTTTTCAGTATTTTTGCACCATCTTCAATATATCCGAACGGAATCGTAACAGATCGATCAACAGCCCAGTATTTTCGATTTCGTATATTTTGCACGGATAGATCGAGCCACCCCTCCGGGGAAAAATCAAGCATATATGGCTTGCCCGAAAGACGAACGTTTCCATTATCATCAAGCCCCCAAAATTGAGGATTAGGCCCAAGGCGATCAGTGAGAAAATATATAAATTCTTGCCCTTGCATCGTTAGTCAATTTTATTCCAGTTAGTTTGTTCATCAAGCCATTTTTTGCTATTCGCGCCATGGAGCCACATCAGTTCAAGCGATCGCCGGCTTGCGGTCATGTGCAATTCGGTTTTATTTTCGATAGCACTAACAATCCGGTCCGCGGATTGCGCCATTCTCTCGTCGATCAGCGCAATCATTGAAGCCTGGTAATCCTCTGTGGTTATTGGCTTACTGGCTGAATTCGCAGCGTTAATTATAGCCTTCGCTTGCATTGCTTTCAAAAACGCTTCGCCATCTGGAAATATTCGATCTCCCTTTTCAATATACGTTACAGTATCGCGATCCGGCGTTAAAGAAACAGATCCATCCGCATGCAGGTGCGCTTCTTTTTTTCCGCCGTCCCCAGTGATGGCCCAGCCCTCGTAATCATAAAATAATCCGTCCTTGAATTTCGGGAGAGGTTTTGCAAGCACCGTGGCCAACTGCAGGGCTCCTATCATTAAATCAAATGGAATTGCTGATTTGTTGCCGGCGAGGTCTTTTGTTACCGCCTTGGCTGTATTGGCCACGATATCAGCAACGGCAATAATGCGATCGAATTCAGCTTTCTTGATATCGATCTCCTTTTGCCTTTTATCCAAAGCCTCTTTGCGGGCCGCGGCCGCAGCCTGAACGGCTGCTATTTCAGCCGCTTTTTGTTCTGCCGTTTCGGCCGTTGCGTTAATGCGTTCAATCTCCGCATTTTTTTGATCCTCGGACAATTGCGCAAGGGCTGCAATTTGATTTTTTTGCCGATCGAATTGGCCGTCAACGATTGAGATAATTGCATTCTTGCCGGCTTCGAGGAGATCTTTCTTTTTTTGGGATAACTCCTGCTCGATAGCCAACTTCTTTGCCGCCGTGTCCTTTGTTTTTTCGAGATCGGTATCAGCCAGTCGAAGCTTCAGTTCCGAAAGTTTTTTCTCGATTTCGACCGTGCTGTCGTTATATGTCAGGGCGATGCCAAGCTCATCCTCGGCGATCGCAATCATGTCGATCAGCGCTTCCCTCTCATACTTCCGGGTGATTTCGGCCTTTCGTTTTTCGAAGTCCTCTGTCGATTTTATTCTACCCCTTTGGAAATCATCATCCAGCGCAGCGAGGGCGAGATTTTTCCGGGTGTCGGAAATATTCGACGCATTGGTTGCGGCCGTTGCGTTTGCCTCGTAAATTTTTTGCTTCAGTTTCTTGTACTCCTCTTCGGCCCGTTTTACATCTTCCTTCCGAATATCATCGATTTTTTTTGCCGTGTCTTCCTGCAGGGCGATGGATTTGTTTTCATAGATAGTCTGCGCAAGTAGTTTCTCCTCGAGGGATTTTTCAACAATGACCTTCTTTCCGTTTTCGATTTTAGTTTCTGCGGCAATAGATTCCGTGTATTCGATCGATGCAAGGGCCAGTTTGCGGCGCAGAATTTCCCCCTCGGCTTTTATTTTGGCGTCTGCAGAAGCCGTGTCTGAATTGACAATTGATTCGTTTTGCCGTATCTCTTCCTCGATGTTTGCCTTTACTATATCAGCAACGGCTTTTGATTTGCGTTTTTCAAGATCGAGTGCATCCTTCAGTTCTTGCTCTGCCCGGCGCTTTCGCTCCTCGGCAGATTTTTTTTCTGCCTCCTCTCTTTTTTTACGGCCCTCGTCGGCAACTTTTGTTTTATATTGTTCTTTGAATAAATCGATCTCGTTTTCTTTTTTGGCCCGGGCCTGCATCACATCGGTCAATCCTTTACTGATTGCCTTTTGATTTTCCTCGAGCTGGTTTTTTTCATCAACTAACTGCGAATGGCGAATGCTGCCGAAACCACGAACGCGAAGCTCCGCGAGCACTTTTTGATACTTTTCTTCGTTTGCGGCCCGTAATTTTAAAGCGTTGCTTTCGAGGTCGATTATATTGTTCAGCTGATCTTCCTTCGTGCGAAGTTCTTCGGCAAATATCTGCCTCTCGGTCGCCCCGCGTTGCTTTAGTTTTTCAACCTGAATTTTAGAATAATTTTCAATCGATTCATTAAGATTATCAATTGCATTTTTTTCATCTCCCAGTGCCTTGGTTAGTCGCTCCGTTTCTTTTTTTGCATCATCTGTGGCCGAACCAAAAAGATCAAGCGTTGAAATAAATTGAACGAGAAGCGTTAATGCGAACCCGATTCCAGTTAATTGCCAGGCGGCGTTAAGGCCATTAGCCGTGGCGATGCCCTCGCGGGTTACAATATTCACTCGCTTCATAACGAACTCGTAAACGATATTTGCCGCTGTTCCTTTTTCGGTAAGCATGCGGGAAATCTCCCGGACGCCGTTGGCCACGTTTTGGATAGCAATCAACCGCTCCGTCACCTTGGCAATATCTTCTTGCTTCGCACCAAATAAAGCGGCGGCACCCCCTGCAACTTCGAACGATGAGGCAACAAAGGAAACGGAGCTGGCGAATAAATCAAAGCCGCGGGTATCGGAAGCAAGGGCTTTGACTTCGGCCCGGGTATCTGCAAGCTGATCCGTAAGGTGGGCCAGATGGCCTTGCAAATCGCGATACACGGCAGTGTTTTTGAGGCCCGCATCCTCCATCTCGTTTAGTTTTTTCACAAAAAACCGAACCTCTGCGGTAGTATCTCCCACCTTGGCTGCGATATTTAAAAACTGCGGTTGCTCGGTGATTCTTTCTAAGCCTTGTAATTCCCGGGTGGCGGCGGCCGCCTCGGGCGATAGCTGCCCGAATTCTTTTGTTACCGCTTGAACTTTTTGCCTGGCTTTTTCGAGAGCATCGACGATTATTTTTGCGGAGCCTTCATAATTACCGATATTTTTGATTCGCTTCGTTTCTGCGTCCGCATTGGCGAGAATAAACGCTTTTTCTTTTTCGATTTGTTTGTTAAATGCTTCGTTTACCCGGGCACCTTGAGCTGTTTCCAGGTTTAGCTTTTTCTTTTTATTGATCAGCAAATCGATGATTGCCTGTGATTTTTGGAGGGAATTATTTTCGGCGCTCAATACTGCAGCCAGGCGCTTCCGCTCTAATTGCTCCTGCCTGATCTGCTCGGCATTGTTTGCAATAGTTTGGGCCAATGCCTGCCGGCCGGCGTCCAGCTTTTCGCTTTGCTGGATTTCGGTTTTTATAAGTTTTACAGTTTCCTGCGCCCCGGCCCGGAGCTTTTCTTCCGCCTTGAATTGTTCGTTGATTGTTTGCAGGGTTTGTTTTTGAGCATCGGTAAGCGTTTCCATATTTGCGGCCACCTCTGCTAAAACTTTGGCATAATTCGCCGATGTGAGTTTTAGGGTATTAACATCATCCACCATCGCTTTTGTTCCAGTGGATTTATTATCGAAAAGGGAAAATGATTTTTGAAGATTTGCTGCCGCGGCCATGCCTCCGTCCTCGATTTCTTTAAAAAGACCAAGGATATAGTCTGTTTCTTTTCTCAGCGCGGGATCGTCCGCATATTTATCGAGGAGATCAAATTCACCTGGCATGGATTTGTTTGTTTAAGCGTTCATAATATTGGTTCATACGGGAGAGGGCGATTGCGTATTGCATGACAGAGGATTTTTCAGTAATTGCGCCCCACTTTCTCAAATCGTTAATGTTATCAAAATTTGAATAAAAATGCTTGCGGTCAACGGGAGAGGCTTCGCTCGTTTTTTTGTTTACAAGCGTATCATATTCCGACTCCTTGGCCCTTAGTTTTAGGCGAATGGATCTCAATTCTGCAATGATGCGATTGATATCTGAACGATATTGATCGGGATCGGATGGATCGAGATCGTATTCAAAACCGATTTTTTGCAACGCCTCGGCAAAGATTCGATTATAAATCACCTCGAGATATCGAACCCATACTTCTGCGTATTGGATTTTGCGGCGGGTTAAAATAATTTCAGTATGCAAGCGGGCACGATATCGAACCTCTTGCATTTCCATGATGTCGCAATATTCATAAAATAGAGAAGCCCAGGCTTCCGCAATCTGCGTTGATGTAGGATTTCCACTTGCAACGAGGCCCGCGAAATTGTTGTCGCAGATACATTCCATAAAAACTTCCATCGTAACCTCATTACTCCGGTATCGCAATATGACGGGTTCCTGCAGGGATTGGTCCGTCGATTTTTTGGATTTCGAACGACCGCCCGGTCTGGAAAACAGCAACTTTAATTTTTTCTTTATTTGCAATTTGTTGGGCATCATTAACCGCTTTATCAAAAAGTTCATTGATCGAACGTTGCTCGCTAAAGCAAGAATCGCATCCGCTCATAGTTTCAGGAATTTACGAACTGATAGAACATAGGTCGGGTAAATAAAGTTTTTCAGAAGATCGGATTTGTTTTCCGGCGATGGCATGAACGCAAGGCCTTCCATTCGTTCGCTAATATATTGCCCCTGCGTTCGATCGGTTCCGGCCTCAATTTGAACTCCTTCGACATGAAAATACAGGCCCGCATAACTCGCTCCGGTGTCGTAATTCGTCAAATGGTCGTAAACGCCGGCAAGGCCTGTCTTCTTTTTTTTTCTTGTAACCGTGGAAGGGGCATATTCATAATTTGTTGCAGATCCATCGGATTTAATTCCTGCAGCGAGCTGCTTTGATATCATTTCAACGGCCTGCGCCTCGTGGGCATTGATCGCCTCCGCTGCAAATGACAATTCCTGTCCGCGAAAGGAAAGGAATCTTTGTTTTAATTGCTGCAGTGTTGCCATGATAAAAAAACTGCGTGATCGCCCGTAAACGATCACGCAGCGGGAAATTTTAAGGCTTGATGTATTGGAACGAAAGCCCCTCGATACCAACAACCAGGTTAGCGTCGAGAACATCGGGATCAACGGTTGAAATTGTCAACGTTTGGCCAGATGTAAGGGCCAGCACATCGGCAACGTGCGGCGTGATATTGAACCAGCCGCTTCCAGAGTTATCCGGGGCCAGCGTATCGATTGCCACAGTTGCGCCGGTTTGATCGTTGACGATCTTCCAGAGCGCCTTTGTTGTACCAAGGGCGGAGGCTTTGAATTCGCTGTAGAAATCAATAACCTTCGTTGGATCAGGTGATTCGATTTTTCCTGATACGTGCAGGATTGTCGAAAATGTCGCCGTAACGCCGCCGGAAAACGCCGTCGATGTGGCAGTTATGCCGCCGGTTACAACAGGGGCGGTATTGATACCATTCAGCGTGGCGCCTTTAGATGCCGGGGCGGTAATGGTAATAACTGCAGCGGCATTGGATGCCGTATATCCGCCGTTTGTTGATGTTGCCGCAGTAATGGCCGCGGCAATTTTAGCGGCCAGCAGCGTTGTGGTAGTTTCGGTGCCAGTTTTTGCAACCGGTCCGCCACAAAGAGACGAACCAGCGTCGTCCGGGATATCGATCGTGTCGGCATTTGATCCGATCGTCGTAACCGTTACTGTTCGGGTTGCTGCAGTAGCGGCAACGCCAGCAACCGGAGTGGCGGTTGCCTTTTCATAAAGCTGAATGTCCTGCAATACAGAAAAAATTCCCAGAGGGGATTTATCCAATTCGATGCAGGCGGCATTATCGAAGGTTTCGAAGGCGTTGTCGGCCTGCAGGGCGATCATTGTCTCGCCATCAACGTTGCCGAATCCATGGACATCGATTCCATCAACAAAAAGTTTTCCACCCCGGCCGTGGAAATCGCCGGCGATGTTCTTTGTTGCCAGGAAAAGGTTTTTATCATCAACGATCGCGTACTTGATACGCTTGTTGTTCAGCTTGCGCAGTTGCGGAGCCTGGTACATATCGGTGGTGATTTTCATTTCATAGGCAGGCAATCCCTCCCGGGTAACCTGCTTGAAGCCATCGGCAAGGGTTGCCTCTGTATTGGCTTCCTTTTTTGTGGTCAGCTCTCTTACCAATGGGAAAACCATCAGTTTAGAGGAAGATTGTTTTGATTTTTTAGAATCAGCGATCAACTGCTGTTTACATGTTGCATATCCGGCGGCCAGTTGCGCTTTCGTCAAAACTCCGCCCCAGAGAACGAGATATTTACCCACGCCCGGAACGGGGGCACATGATGGCGTTCCCGTGTTAATTCCGCTCGTGCTGCATAAAATGTCAAGCATGATTTAGTTGCTTTAAATTGTTAACAAATTGAATTACTTATTGTATCGGTGTAATGGAGCTCGAAGTTTAATCGAAACGCATGCACTGGATGGATATCAACTTTTGCAAGCCGATCGCTCCTGTAGCTATGCGGGTATTCTCTCAAAACATTTTCAAGCCAGGTTTCGGTCGATAGATATCGAAACCCAAACATGCCGGCGGAGAGTATTTTTTTAACATCATTCCGCGCCTCCTCGTCGGCCCTATGGTTTATTCCTGGCTTTACCTTTTGCAGATCAACAAAAAATACTAAATGAACATTGATTTTATTGTCGATTTGATAGGTTTCTATCGATGCAGTTCCGAAAAACGAAATCGCGGCCAGCTCGTCGTTCCAATACACCTCCTTATAATTGTTTTTGTCGGCCCCTGTAAACCATTCCGCTATATATCCGGAGGTGGTTTTGTTTCGATGGCAGCGACAATAGCATTCATAAAGCTTTGATGAATTTGCGTCTGTGGGATCAAGCCCCCAAATTGGCAATAATTCATCATGCAGGTACTTCTGCAGGCGTTGAATTGGAATATCGAGTCCGACGGGACTGGGTTTTGTTATCAGCATATCGGTATCGATTGCGCCTGCTGGCATGGATAAAACGATTTTTTCACCCGGGCCGCCTCTTGCTGGATTTGCTGCCGGAGGCCAACGGTTTTTGGCCCGTCGCTTACCGGTGCCGCTCCCATAAGATCCATGGATGCGAGCAGATTCGCTCCCTGATCTTTCAAAACCCGCTCTTCGGCATTGCTCCGCCGGCTATACATCATCATTTCGAGAACCTGGGCGGACATTTGCAATCCAAGAAGGTTGTCGAATATGGCGGGTTGCTGAATTACCCGTTGGCTGTGATCCCGCATCACCGAAATATGAAGGTTTATGCCATACGTTTGATACGCGGCATAGCCGATATAATTGCGGGCGAAATTGTTCGCGCCGATTGCATCAACCTCGATCGATGTTGCAGAATATGGCCGCCGGGTATTAAAGCGGGCCGTTGTTTCCCGGATTGCCTGCACGCTTCCGAGATCCTTTTGAAAATATCCAAAATAATAAACGCCTCCCATTGTCTGGAGGCCGTAATGACTAACAATCAAATCCGGGATATTGACAAGGGTTTGCGTGTTAGCCTGGGCCGTTACCATTGTGCTCCAAATTGGCGCCACTTTGGTATCGTGAAACAAGTAAATCGGGAATGTTACGTTCCCGTTAAAATACAACGAAACGGAATTGAGCTTCATTGAAAGGTCAGAAACCGGCGGGGCCAGGAAGCGCCAGCCGACAAACTTTCCATTGTTCACGATGGGAGTGTCCAGCCATCCGTATCGTTCATATAGATACCCCTGCTGGATGAATTCAGGAGTATCGAAAACGCCGTTACAAGCCCGTAATATAACGGCACGCTGCGCAACCTCAAGCTGTTGATTAAGCGCCTCGTCATTTGCTCCTGCCAATTCCATCGTCGCTTTTATGTTTTCGATCGTAACGAGGCTATGAAAAGAGCCATCGTTGAAATATCGACCTGATTTTGAAAGCGAATTAATACTATTTATCAAAGGGGAGGAAGATCCGATCGGCTGCATCCATCCAACGCGGCCAAAAAGTGCCGACATGACTGCAGGTACATTGAAGCCGTTGGAATAAGACGTCGTGCCAGATCCGTAAGATATTCCCGATTGCATCACAAAGTATTCATCGCCTGCAATAAATGGCGTTGTCATGCGAAAACCGCCGGTTGGCAGTATCGAATACTTTGCGGGGTCAACATGATCGAGATAAATCTCCATGCCGGCCAGGATTGGAATATTGCAATCTGTTGTTCCTGCGGCCGGGTCGTATTGCCCGGTTCCGCCCACTTTGATAAATATCGGTTTTGACATCGGAGTAATTTTTTTACCGGACTAAGATTACTGTCGGGCCGTATATGCTACCCATACGGGGGTTGATGTAAGCGACCCCGATTGCGTCAACAAAACAATGTATCTGACCGCCCCGGGAGATTTTATATCGATACGGGCCGTGTGCGTTCCCGTGGCCGTTGTGTAAGACCAGGAAGGAACTGCCTGATACGATGCCGAATCCGAAAGGTTGTAATTCGCCCCGTCCATGGACTGGTAGAGATACATTTTTCCGTTCAATGTCCCGGTTCCTTTTTTAAGGGTTGCGATGATCGAAACGGCCGGATAATTTGCTGTCAACGAAAAGGCCTTTGCCACGCTGTCGGTATTAACGAGGGTGTCCCCCAAAACCGTCGGGAAGGGATAGGCGCTCGATTTTTGGCCAATTGCTGGCAATGCCGAGAGCATGCAAAATGCCAACGACATCAAGAGAATTTTTTTCATAATAAAATTTTGCTTTGATCCGCTTTTGCGGAAAGGTTGAAAAAATGGTTACGAATTGGCTTGTCCAATCAATGCAACAACTGATTCGCCCGTTGTTTTCAGCGGAGGAACAGCATACGCAACGGTGAGGGTCAATTCCCAATGATCCATGATGTCCTGCGTTGAACCGCCGGAGGTATTGGCAGAGGTATCGGCCCTTTTGGTGTACATTGAAACATCGGCCACGGCTCCCGATCCGTATGGATCAGCTTTCGTTCCGAGCATGCCGACCTCGTTTTCGCCAGCCATAACGCCCCGCACGTTCAGCGGATCATTCCAGTACATACCGGCAAGCATTCCAGTCGGCATGATCAGCATACAACCGTTTCCATAGTTGCTGGTGATCTGATCCTGCGTTTTACTGATGTTGCAATTCGCGAATTGCCATGCCAGGTTGGTTTGGTTACCAGAGCCTTGCTGGCTTGCATATTCGAACTCGTCTGCAACCTGCAGGTCGGCGATCACATCGTAAGTGGTACCGGTGTAAAGACGGGCGGCCATGAACGACTTGGCTTTTTGTACAAAGCGGCTTGCTTTGCCGGCATCGATCTCGAGGGCATAGTTGGTCTCGTTCCAAAAGCCGGGGTTTGCAGATGCAATCTGCGGATCGATCACAGATTTTGCCCGCTGCAGTCGGTTGTTGTACACGAACGCCAAAGCAGAATCGTCGTGCCTTTTGCGCAGGTTAGCCCACTTCATAGCATATTGCGTGTTCCAGATCTCCTGATACTGCAGCATGTTGTTTTGGGCGATTTTGCGCGGGATGGAAAATGTCTCTACGTGGGTGACATAGGTAAGCTCGATCTTTCCAGAATCACCATAATTGCCGGTATGAAGGGCAGTTTTTGCGGTGGCAGATCCTGGGGCCACATCGGTTTGATAATAGATTTCAACCGGGCGAAGTTCAGATTTACGCAAATCCGGTGCGTTTGGAATTGAAATCTGCTGGTTCTTCAATGCCATCTCGAACACCGTGGGAACCTTGCGCCTTAATTCCGGAGCCTGGTATTTTGCGGTAACAACGGCTTGGCCTTTAGCCGAAACCGATAAAGCATAATTGCTCATGATTAGTGAATTGATTGGTGATAAAATATTGAGAAAGGGGCACCGCCCGAATTTTGAGGCACCGCCTCGAAGATTTTGCGCTATACCATAGCCGCTTGGAGTATAAAATTATAACTAAATCTCGAACGGCAAAAAAAATCTATTTTTTGGCCCGCAGGGGATTGCGGCCAGGGGAGCGATAAATGAACGTAATAACGTCCGTAATTTGGCCTGCATGTCTATTATTTGGCAGCAAGTCTGCGACGCGAATAGACAAAAAGCCGGTTGATTTAAGCGTTTCCATATCCTTAGCCGAAAGTTGTATCGATCGGCAGGCGTTGCGAAAATCTTCGTTACACATTGCGGAAACCAAAGCAGAGCCGGAGGAGCAAGATGTTGCAATCGATTGTTTTTTCTTCGCAGGCATAGGCAAATATAAAAAAAGCCCCGGAAAATCCGAGGCCTTTATTAGATACAGAGGTATTAATCGAACACGAAATCGGGAATTTCTTTCGTGTGTTTTTGGAGATCGGCATCGAATTCTGGGCCAACGGGATTTTTTCCGGCATTTTCCGCTTTCCATTTTTCGGTAAAGGCGGAAAGTGTTTTAATACTTGCCCCACCTGTAGTTTTAGAAGAGACTCCGCCGCGCCCCTCGCCTCCGCCGCTGGCCCCGCCGGTGCCTGCATCGCCAATCCATTTGCGCTCGGTAAAAAGATTTTCCAGCACTTTAGGAACAGCAAGCGGAGCGTGCGTTGTTTCATCCTCGAAGATCTGGCCAGTATTTTTATCCTTGGCGACAACCCGGCCATTTTCCGATACAAATTCGATTTTGTTTTTTATCAACAACAAACGATCCGAATCGCTTAAATCTGCGGTCCGGTTTGCCGGGAACATTCCCACAAGCTGGCCATCGAATTGCAATTCCGAAATGTGCTGATTTTTTTTCTGTAGCGTGGCTTCAAGTTCCTGCTTGTCGGCAATCAATTTTGAAACCTGTTGCTGCAGGCCAACATCGCCCTTGTTCAATTGAACATTTACTTCATCAACCACCTTGTCGATATCGACGCCGACGGAATCAGGGAGGTTGAATTTTTTTCTGAATGCCTTTGCTGCCAGTTCCTTACCCTTGGTTTCTCCAATGCTCTCTCCTTCTTTTTTTGCCTTTGTTGAAACATTGGTGTCCCGCAGGGCGAGCTCGGCGGTTGTCATAACGGAAAGGTCGTCCGGGATATCAACATCCACCTCCTCGGCGGCCGTAATTGCTTCCGTTAGTTTTTTGAAATCGACGCCTTTCAGTAAGGCTTTGAGTTGTCCCTCTTTTGCTTTAGGTAACATAAAATAAATGATTAATGATTAAAAAGGTTTGTTTGTTCCCAGCCAGATCGGATGAAACGGAGTGCCGAATGTTAATTGCCTTAGCCATATCACTCCGGTTTTTTGAATCTCTTCGATTTCCTCCGGCGATAATTTAAAGCAACATGTCATCGGCGTGGCCGAATCTTCCCGATCGATGTGGGCGGGGAGGGGAACATATTGCGGCTGTCCTTCGCCAAGAATAATGTTCGCCTCTTCAAATGAAATTGCTTCCATAATTAAAAGTTTTTACTGCTTTATTTCGCCTGGCATCGCCCTAAAAACTGACACCCGGCGTTTCTTTTCCGCTTCCTCGATTTTTTTATCGATTGCCTTCCAATACTCAACCACCCTGGCCCGGTATTGCTCCTTCGAAATGTTTAGCATAAGGGCGACGCCAGAAACGAGATAAACAATACAGCCGAATAAATATCCGTCATGCACTGCTATCACCTGCGAGGGAAGAAAGTCGCCATCAACGACTTTGGATTCCTGGCCACAATCGGGGTCGCCCGGAAGAACAATTGGAAGCGTAATAAATGGAAATTGTTGCATCGTTTGAAATTTAGAGTTATTGCTTCAGGAAATAATATTTCCCATGTCCTGCCCTTGAGTGGGCGTTCATGATCTGCGCATTGAATTCCACGGCATGGCGAATCGATGTTCGCGTTACATGCAGCGGAACGAGATCCAGCGCCTGGATGCCGATGCAATCGATAGGGCTGTCGGGAATACCGGCAAACCTTGGTTTTGTGATCGGCTTCGCTTTCAGGAGCACGAAATCAAATTCCTTGTCCATCGGGAGCGAACCGAGGAGAGGAATTTGGTTCCCGTCGTCATCGAGATTTTTAATTGACCGGTCCCCGACGAGCTTGGCATATTTTTCAAAAACCTCGCCCTTCATTTCGCGATAATTAAATTCAGAAAGATCGAGCTCGTCATTCGGCGAAGATTCTTTTACTGCTGGCGGTTTTTTGCCAGATCCGCCCTTGCTGCCGGCCGACCCTGTTTCTCCCGGAGCGGGATTGCTAAATACTGCATCAAGAATCGCTTTCAGCGCTTTGGCATTAATGCCCTGATTCTCGTCCTTGATGAGCGTTTCTAATTCGGCCCTTTGCAGGCCTTTTTCTGCGGGGTAGCCTTTGTATTTTGCAACAAGGGCTGTGTTTACTGCATTCATGATCGATTTGATTTTATGAATAAAAAAAATTACTTGGCTGCTCCGGGAACAGGGGCCGGAGAAGGAGCGGGGGCACCTGGCGCAGGCGCTCCCGGGGCGGGGGCAGTTTCGGCCGAAAGGGCACTTTCCTTTTCCTGACAATACTTCGTCAATTCCTGCGTCAATTGTTCCCGTTTTTTTAATACCCAGTTAGTTTCCTCGAACGAGCTGGCCCACTCGGTAAAATACCTTTTTTTGAGTTTGTCGATCGTTGGAATCACCGGCGATTTTTCAACATCGTCAACGCTATCATGCGGAAACGGTTCGACATGCAGCATTTTAATAAATTTCTGCAGCTGTACCGGGTTGTTTTGATATTTCGCATAATAGACACGCTCGAGGGCTTCCGTTTTGGCAAATTCAGAGGCGCCGTCTTTACGCAACCGCTGATATATGTCCATCAGCTCCCGCCATGTGCGCAAAACATAATCGCGGCCGATCGTGATGGATGATTTTTTAAACTGGCCAGGAAAGAGATACTCTCCAATAAAATCCGAAATTAAATTTTCGGTGGATTCAACCCAATCTGCCGTCATGTTAAGCCGGGCCTCTTTGGGGGCTTGGTTTGAATCCGATTCAGTGGCCGTGATCGGCTCGCCGGCCGATCCGCTTGCGCCTGGCTTGGGGCGTTTCATTCGCACCATGCCCCAGTAGGTCATTTCAATAAGCTGCTCGATATCCTCGAGCGACTGATCTTGTTTCTCCCAGGTTTTAATATCCGGTGAAACATACCCGAAAATTTTCGAGAAATCAAAACCTCCCTTTTCGAGAATATCAAGGGGGAACCTGGCCACATCGGATATTTTTGTTTTTAACTTATAGCCAGTAGGCTCTCCTCCGGCGGGGGCACATTCGCTACAGGGTCGCCCGTTTGAAACTTTTGTTCCGCCGCATGTTCCGCAAAGCAAAAGCGGCTCAATGGCCTTTGCAAATCCGTGATAATATTTCTGCAGATCGCGGATCGATCTGTCGTTTAGAAACGTATCGGCCAATTCAATAACGCAATGCAGTGGAGATAGAAAGCAACCGGGATCTTTATAATTGATGATATCGGAAACAACAAACCCAGGGCAGCGCTTCCATGGAACGGGAATTGGATTTGGCTGTTCCATATCTGTAACAAGGGAAACAGTATCGCCAGAACGTTTAAAAACCAAGTCGCCGGCATCATCAACAAGACGATAGAATATCGATTGGCTGCATTCGTCGCTATTGTCTTTTAGCGATTCGTCATTGATGCCAAATTCCCTTGCCTCTCCTTTGCTTAATTCAAAGCATATCCATTCAAGGCGGCGGCCCGTTGTTTCATAATCGTAAATCGAATTAATGGATTTATAGGTCGGATAACAGCGGTTCATATTAAAGTTGCCGGCCTGATCAACTTTCGAAGGTTCGATCTCCATAAAGAAAACGCCCTGCGGATCACAACGATATGCCGGCAGGCCGAATGTGCGAATCCATTTCCGGAGAGACATGCCGTATTCCACGTTTGCAAGCGCTTCGTTCATCATCGCCTCCTGCTGATCGGGAAGTTTGAAATAAGAAGAACCTCCGCGGGCCATAAAAACCATATCCTCGAGCTGTAGAATTCGGCTAAAAAGATCAACGTTTGAGGTTGCCTTCTTTTTTTGTAAATCAAAAATCTCCTCGCTCTGAAAGTATTCATTACGGGCAAACGCTTTATCCATGCCCTCGCCCTCAATATGAAGGCGATATTTTTCGGCCCTCTTGCGGCCGGCATCGATCCTTTTTTTTCCTGGGTTGGTTTTGATGATCGACACCATTTGTTCAAATAGTAGTTTCATTTCATTCGGTTACTCGCAACCGGAAAGGTTTTATATGTGATATTTAGATACCAAAATATTTTTTACTGCGTTGCATAAACTTGATAAAATCGGCTTCAAAAACCGTTGTGATATAATATCGAAGGTCGTCCGTAAAATGCCCGTGCTTCTGATACGATTGGCCCGTTTCTTTATCCTTTGTGCTTGTTTTTAAAACGCTACCATCGGCCGCCTCTTTCGTCATGATGTAGTCCTCGATCGATATTCTGTTTTCAGAATAAACCTCGATCGTAATGCCGTTGTAATTATCCTCGAGGCATTCATTGACAAACGACCCGGATATGGCAACTGGCGGGTTGGATGATTTTACGCGATTGATAACCTGATAGCCGGCGGACCGAATTTTTCCAATAAACTTGTCAAAAAACGATCGGCCCTCGTCGTCCTCTGTTGATCTTTTTTTTGCCGTCGCGTCGCCATATACAAAAACAACATCTTCATAATTCAATCGTTCAAGGTAGGCGATGACTCTTGCGGCGGCCTTTGATGCTGTATTGTCGGGCTCTCTGCAGGGGAGTTCGTGCACCTGCCTGGCAATTTTCTCGTCAAGGAAGAGCTGCCAGATGCTAACCGCCACATACGGGCTAACGTTGTTATCTGCAACCACATGGATCGGAAAAAGTTTTTCATATCCTTTTGATGTTATGTGCCGCTCCTCTGCGAAGCATTTTAAAAATGATCCCTTCGTTCGCTTATATCCCCAGAGGCCGAGGGTGTAAACCTGGTACCAGTAGGCGTTATTCTTTGACGTTCGATAGGATTCATAAAGCGCGATACGCTCCGGCGGGCAATACGGGTTGTTTTTGTATGTCGTGTGCGTTGCCCGGACGTGATAGTTGATGTAATACCGCCCTTTCTTTTTTATCACGCGATCAGGAAACTTGTTGAACGTTGTTTCGTCCACCTCGATCTCCTTGATCCATTGCCAAGATAATGCCGTTGAATGCGAAAACCAATCTTGGTAAAGCCAAAATTCGGTATAGGTAACCTCGCATTCGGGGTTAAATGTAAACCATGTTTTCACCCGCTGGCTTGCCCGCAATGACGTTAAAATAATAACGAGATCATCGGCGTCGATTTGGTTTCCCTCCTCTATCCATGCGTGCGATGGATTCGTGAATGATTTGATCCTGCCGGCATCATCAAGGCCGCGGCCGTAAAACCCGTTACCGTTTGCCTTGAAGATGATTTCCATTCGCGTCTCGTTGATATCAAAGAGGCTTTCGAGCTCCCATTCCCGAAGAATTTTCTTTATTATGTCGAATTGCGATTGCCGAACGGTATTGAGAACCTTTCGGATCATCAGGCATTTAAAATACGGCTGCGTTAGGCAATCGACAACGAGCTGCATCGCAACGTGATGTGACTTCCCGGAATCGCGGCCGCCATAAAGAAACTCGATATCAAAGAACTCGGAAAGAAACTGTTCGCCATCATTGAGCAAATGATAATAGCAGGGCAAAAACACGGACGCATATTCGATAAAAATTCGCAGCTCTGCCATTCATCCGAACAATTTTGTAACAAATATAATTTATTGCCGCAGTAAGTCGAATGGAATTTAATTCGATTTCGTGGCCACCTTTTTGCCATTGATGTATATCGTCGTGTCTGGAATAAGCTCGACCTTCTGCTTTGGCTTTCCGTCGGCCCGATCGCAGACCGCAACATAAGCCGTTGTGTCGGCCTTCAAAATTGCTTTTTCGATTTGCCTGTAATCCATTATCATGCGAACGGTAACATCGGCCACATCGATCCCAAAATAGTCGGCCACGAGCTTTGGGTAATTGACCTTGCTGTTTGAAAACGTCCCGGAAGCGGAAAAATCAAGCAGGTCTTTCAATATCCTGCGCTTTGCCCAGCCCTTTTTCTTGGCCTCGGGTGATGGCTGGTTAGTGCTTGAAAAAGGCTTGGGAGTTTGGGGTAGTACCTGCCCGCCGCGGCCCGGAGGATTCGCAGGAGATTCGCTCGTTTTTGGCTTTGCTTTGCCAGGTTTGTCGGTTTGCGCCGATCGAGCTTTCTCGGTCTTCTTTACCTGTTTCTTTTTTGCGGCCGCCATATTATTAAATTCTTTCCCACGTAAGCGCAAATTCTTCAGCGGATTCGATGTAGATCGCCGTCGCCCCGCGGGTGGTGCAATCATCAAAAAGAAGAACCTGGCCAGAAATAAAAACAAAAGGATTTGATGCTCCGTGAATTTCTGGATTCACGGTTTCGTTCCAACAGCCGAGATATTGATCGTCGGCCTCGTGGGTGAAAATCAAACCACGATATGCAAAATGCCACGGGCGGCCATGCACAAGATTTACCTCCGGGTTTGCCTTGGCCAGATCGATTAGTTCGTCAAAGGTCAGTGCTTCGACTGTAGGGATTTTACGTTGAAATTGAGGCATGAAATAAATTTGTGGGGTGAAAATAGAGCGGCATACTGGTTTCGATCCGTATCTCCCGGCTGGAGGGCCGGGCGCACTGCCATTGTGCTAATGCCGCGTTTTATGGGTTTGGCGTTCGGCAAGCGTGATCTTTTTGCCACGAAGCATGCCGGCGTCCATTTCATCAATAATTGAAAAGGGGAGTTCCTCGACCGCTAATTTACAGCTTTTATCAATCAGGTACACATACCGGAGCTGATATCCCGGAGCCTTTTTTGCCCCGATATCGATAAACGGCTTCATTGATGCCTTTGACGAAAATTTTGCGCCATGTTGCTCGGCAATCTTTTTTCGGCTCTGTAGATCGCCGCCATTCGTTAAGGTAAGGGATGCAATTCGTTTTCCGTCAGGGAATTCGTAAATAGTGGAATTTGCACGAATGCCGGTCAGCTTGAAGCCAGATGCCCGGTAAATTGTTCCGTCACCCGATGCCGTTGCGTCCGAAAACGAAACAATCCATTTAATGTGCGGGGCATTTTTCTTTATCAGGCGAATGGCAATTGAGATGCACCTCGATTCGGAGTTCTTGGGCAGAATATCGTCGAACGCCATTCGGTTCAGCTCGATAAATTCATTCCACTTTGTTCCTGGCACGATGCCGATAAGTTTTGATTTGTCCATCGAGCTTCCGAATGACATAACGCCGTGCAGTTTATTATCAAGGAAGCGCCCGAAATGAAGTGTTGAATTCGGGACAACCTTGCCCGAATAATGAAAGCGCTTCACAAAATTATTTGCGACAGTTGCCGGCAGTACCTTTACGATTATTTCCTTAGCTCTCCCCATTGTTTGCAGATTAAATAGATGGCGTTCCCGTTGCTGTTTTCGTTTCCCATGTTATCGCCGGCCTTATAATCATCCGTGATCTTCATGTTAGAAATGGCGTTTTTTATAATTTCCGCCTGCCCAGTGGCAACGGTGAATGTCATTTGTTGAAACGGCGCTTTGTCTCCCTGCGCCAGCTCAAATGTATCGCCCAACGAATTTTGATCAGGCAATTCCGGCTCAATCTCATATTCCTGCAGCTGCTCCTCGGTTAAATTCATTTCTACGAGCATCATGTCAACATCACCGGCCCTGGCCAGGTCATAAATTGCGTTCATTTCGGAATATTCGGACGGGGATAATTGGCGGCTTGGAACAAAAACGGAAACGAGATCATCGGGATTTGAAAGATCGTGGCGGGAATGCCCGTCTATTATGGTAAGATCCTTGTTGCAGATGCCAGAAAAAACAAGCCCGAATTTCTTTGTGATTTTCTGGAGCATTTTCAGCCCGGCTTCATTCTTTTTTTTGGGGTTGGCGGGATTCAGTTTAAGGTCGCCGCTGCGAACCTTAATAAAATCCCATTCAATCGTTTTTTTTCCGTTCGCCATGGGACAAAATTATACACTTTTTTTTCAAATTATAAACATTAAATTGCAAGCCTCTCTTTTTCAGGAATAAAATTCGATCGAATCATTGCCACAGATTGCCATCATAGCGGACGCTGATACAAAAATATTCACCTGCGCCTACAATCCGAAAATCACGGGGATCATTATCATTGAAGTCGCCCCAATCGTTCCGATAGTTTCCATGGCGGTGGCAATCGAACCGATCGCCGTTTCCGAAGTAATAGAAGAAATTTATTTCCCGGGCCTGGGCTGGCCAGCTTTGCAATTCGGTCCATCCATCTGCAGGGACAAAAAAATTAACGAGATAACGCCGCGGGCAAATAGCCCTCCTGGAAACATCTGCCAACAAAAAAGCCCCCGACTCAAAGATGTATCTGGCCGGGGGCTTTTTTTGTGCGTCCTAAATTACACGAACCCCAGTTGGGAAAAGATTGCCTCGTCGATGCTTTGTTTTGTGTTTACCGCTTCTATCAACTGCGCCTCGAGCGCCTTGTATTGTTCCGTCATATTCTTTCGGGCATCAACAATGAACATAATGGTAAATCCGCAACCTCGGCCTCGTCGATATGTTGCTTTGAATTATTGAATCGCCGCGTTCCAAAATAGCCAAACTTATATAATTCCCGTTCGTGCTTGGGCATTCTGCGGAATCCATAAGTCCGGTAAAAGCGGCGGCGGCTTGTTTGGCGATGAAGCCAGGTGTATTTTGCTGTCATTTTTGCATCGATTGACGGAGTGAATATTTTAATCCCTTCGCATGATCCGAAAGAATGGATCGCTGCGCAGAAAATTGAGAAATTGTAAGCGTTGCCGTATCGATTGCGGCAATCATTCGGCTACAGCATCCGATCATTAATTCGAGGCGATCCCGGGTAAGCCGCGCCTGCTCCTTCGTTAGTTTTTTATCGCCAGAAGCCGGCATCGTTTGATTTTGTTGTTCCATGTTTAAGTTTTTTGGTGATTGGAATAATTTTCGACAAAAGCTGATCGGCGTCCCGAATATGGGTTTTCATAAACGCCCGGGGGTTTGCCTTGTATTCTTTAAAGTGCCGGCTGCAGATATATCCATGCAATGCGGACGTCCATCCGCCACGCCAATCGCCGTTTTTTTCCCGGATAATTCTAATCGGCCACCAATAAATTGGCGGAATACCATAATCGCGAACCGTTGTTTTGCAAGTGCACCCCTCTACCATACAAAACCAGCGCATCGGTTTATATGGCAGGCCCGGGAGATCAGACTCCCGAATATCCATTTCCGCAACTTCTTTGTCGCATCGACTACACATTATTAAAAATTGAATTGTTAAAAAATCCCATCATCACGTTTGCGGGCGAGCCGGTCGCGATGCTCCTTTGCCCGGCATTTTTTGCAAACTGAATCGTATATCAATGCCCGCCGGGAAAAATTCGTTATCGGTTGGGGTGTTTTGTCACATTCGATATTCTTAGTGCAAATGCGGCCGGCCGGGGTATCGATGGCGGCCGATAATGTTCCCCGCATGGGTTGCATTCGCAGGCTTCCGCCGGCGATGCGATGCTGGTTATTTTTCCAGGCAGATGATCTTTTTTTCTTTGCCATTATTTTGAATTAAAATATTGTTTTATAATTTCAGGAACAACCGAAGAAAGATAAACTCCAAAAAGAACGGCCATAATAAGTATTCCAACGAGGTAAAGCCAATGGGATTTGCAAGTTTCAGAAAACCCATCTTCAATTCCTCGCTCATAGGCCTGCCGCTCCCTATCAGTAAGCTCCGAAATGGGAACCTTTTCTTCAAATATTAAAAATTCATCTTTCGTTAGTTTGTGTTTTTGTTTACGAGCATCAGGCATGATCGGAATTTTTAGGTGCACGTATATGGTTGTGTTCAGAATCGGCGCAGGCACTGCAAAGATTTTGATCGAGCCAAAAGCAAGGTTGCCCGGTGCGCTTTATACACGCCTCGCAATTTGATTCAGTGCATCCGCAGTTATAGCAAATCCGCTCCTCGAATTCCCATCCAAGTAATACTTGCCCTCGAGCATTATGTTGGTGCTCGACAGGAAAAAGAACAGGATCAACTATTTCGTAAAAAAACCGGCCCGGCGAAAAATCGCCCAACGACTGCTCAAATTCCCAGTTTTTACCCCATTCATTAGCGCGGTCGTGATACGAAACGCCACGCCGCTTGGGGGGCCAAAACATTGAACTCTCTGAAATAAACTCCCCGAATTCATTAGTAGAACGACAATCAGTAATGTGCGCCGCACCAATGATTTTACCCCGGGGAAGCTCCGATATCTTGAATTCCTGGAAGATATCGATCACCTCCGGCCGATTTGCCACGTCGATGGCCGTGGCGTTCATTTTTTGACTTGCATGGATAAGGAAATCGCCCTGATAATTCCAGCGCCTGGATCTCGTTTCCAGTTTCTTGACGCCGAGGGCCAGGAGGCTTGCCCAGGGTTGCATTAATGATAAAGCTTTCATTTTCGTTGTCGTTTGGTTTTTAAATTGGGTGTAATTGTTTTATGACATTTCGGGCATCGGCCCGGTTGATAAAAAATTCCAACACCGGTGATTGCATCGCCGCGATCGTTAATCGTATGGTTGCAAAGTAGCTGGCGAACGCCGCGAACGATTTCCCGGAGGAGATCCCGGAAAATGTTATTTTTTCTTTGTTTTTGCATCTCGAATAAATTTTAATGCCTTAACCTTTATATCGAACGCCCTGAATTCAGCATCCGTAAGATAATAATTATTCGCCCGGGATTCTGTAGTATAATGATATTGAGGATTGCCACCCCGGGCGTAAATCTCTGCCGAAAATTCATCTTCAAGAACGGCGGCTATTTCCTCGAGATATTCGGTCCGTGCCCGTACAGAATCCTTCCCGGAAAAATCCAGTTCAACTTCCGTGAACGGGGTTTCGTTGATTGTCATTATTAAATACATCGTCGAGCCTTTTAGGTAATGTTTTATAATTCAGAACCGTGAATCTTATTAAATTCCACCCATCAGCTGCAGCCAGGTTGTATTTATCCGTGTTGCTTGTATATCCCAATAACGTCGTGTGGCCAGATTTTTCAGAATTTAAACCCTCGTATTCAATTGCAATCTTCGGCTCCAGGATGGCAAAATCGAACGCAAACTTTCGATCCGATAAAAATCGATATTCAGTTTTCAATGTCAACGATTGCTCGGAGCACCATACAATCAAAAACCAGTGCATCCATATTTTTTGCGGCGAAACTTTTTGCGCCCCTGATTTCCCCTTCCCTTTCCGGCCAGGAGGAGCGGGGTGGGGGAGAACCTTGTAACCCCGAATCTTGCCGGATTTTTTGAGGGCTGCGATTTCTCGCATCGATATTTTAATTCGCTTGGCCATGATTGACTATTTTGCCAAATCCTTTAATTTCCACGCCCGGCGACCTCCTCCCCGGGTTAAATTGTTATGTAATTTGATCACCTCTTCATAAGATGTCACCGGGAAAACTTCTGTTATTGTTTTACTCACAATGAGCACAGCTTTACCCGACAATGTGCATACCGAAAGCACAACCTCGGAAGATTCATTCACCCCAACGCTTGAAGTAATTTGTTTTGTGATAATTGTCCCTTTTTGCATAATAAAAAGTTTTATATTAAGAAAATTTCCTTCCGATCAGCCGCTGCGAATAATTTAAAGACTTCGAGCACGGCGATCTTTTTCATATAGATCGTTAAAATTGATTCTGTTACCGGGATCTCGCTTTGATTTAAAAATTCGGTTGCGATTTTTTGGATCGATACCCGAACAGGATCAGGAAACTGGATCATGCCGATCGTTTTCATATAGTCGTAATATGCCACCTCAACCTCCGGTATTTTGACGTTATCGGCATTTTCCCGGAATTTATCAAAAAGGAAGTTAATTTCCCGATCGAAGGGGTTGCGGGAAGATTCCCGGGGCTGCTGTGATATAATTTCCGCCGGATAGGCCGTTTTTTTGCCCACTGTAGCCGGAACGCCATCGTTAGCGAATGCACCCTCGCGAGCCCGGGTGATCCATAGGGCGGCGGCCGATTCCCAACTAACGAGGGGCCGGCCGCTTCCTTTTCCTTGACGCCATCCATTACCGTTGTAATGATGCCAAAATTTAAAAGCCTCGCTCCGGCATCGATCCGGGAACCATGTGGCGGGATTCTTGGGGTTATATTGCCGCATAAAATATACGATCGCCTCCTCCATCGTTGGGGCTATAAATAATTTCCGCGGCCCGGCATTCCTTTTCCGCGCCGGTTTGCCATCTTCAGGGGAGAGGGGAGTAGAAATAGGAGCAATTTGGACGGGCGAGGCCGCAGTTGCGGCCACAAACGTCTCGTTTTTATTTCCAGTAGTTTCTATTGTTTGCGGATTGTTCCCGGGAACTATTTGATTCCTCCCGGGAAGAATAAAGTTTTTCACTGGAACAATCTCGATGTTACCGGGAGGAATTCCGCTCTTGAATTTCAGCAAAAGCCATTCGGCCGGAATTTCAAAAATACTACCCTTCTTTCGTCGCTCGGAGGAGGCATATATGAATTTATCTTGCATCTCTACCGATGTAAGAATTTTATGTTTTTCTGCAATGCCGGCATCGAATATACCGCGCTTTATTGCGGAATCAATTACCCGGGTAACCTCCTCGGCCGTCTTGCGGCAATAATCAGTTGCGAAAAATTCAAATTCATCGAGCATGTCAAAATAAAAACCGCAATTAAGGTGACCAAAATCCTCTATACAAGAGACGATATAATATCCATCAGCCCCGCAATCGTTATAAAGGAGCCGCATCTCTTTATATTGAATATGCCCGCTGTTTCGCCGATACCAGCTTATGCCTGGATTGAAATTTCTTCCCATTAGTTAGTATTGGATGTTAAAAAAATTTACCCGTTGTTGGGGGCGGTGACAAAAACCTTTCAATTGAATAATCGAGGGAAAGGAGGCCGGTTTTCTGGTCATCGAGTTCCTTCTCTAATTTTTTACAAAGCCGCAATTGTGAATCGGTCCGTGTACCTGAAAAATATTTCGCCTGTTCATTTCTTAAAATATGGTACTTGAAAAGAAACCGCTCAAACAATTCCTTGTGCTTCACTCCCGAGTTAGTCACTGAATTTACGATCGATTCGATATGCGATTGAACGTCGGATGTGCTGTCATATACCCCCTCTTTTATCAATTGAAATATTTTAGCGGCCTCCTCGTCTATTTTTATTTTTGGGATATCCGTTGCCATTCTCAAAAGTTTAATGTTGCCCCGGGATCGCCCCGGGGCAACGGTTAGAGATTATTTTTTCTTTGCAACTTTCTTCACGGCTTTCTTTGGAGCGGCCTTTTTGGGCTGCTTGTCGCCGGATGCTGCTGGCGCTGGCGTTTTCGTCTTTCCCCCGGTAATTTCAGCCAGCGTTTTGCGGAGGCTTGAAATTTTGTTTGCCGCCGATGTTTCCCTCTTTTCCCGGGCGGCCGCCACTTCCGCCTCGATGGATTTGATATCAATTCCGAGATATTTAGCAATGCAGCGCATCGCCGAATCTTGCGGAGCGATACCAAACTGAAGATTGCGGTTTCCGAATTTAAAGGCCGCCACACCCCTGATCAGGGCCGCCAGCTGCTTGTCGGAAATCTTGGACAGCGTGTCGAAATATTTCTCGTCGAACTCTATTTTGGATTTCGTCGGCTTTGGGAGGAATGATAATCGGTTTGTGCCGTAACTATTAAACACATGCTCGGCCAGGAGGAAAACCATGATTCCCCGGTCAACTTGCTGCAGGGCCAGCTCCTTCGGTTTGCTAAGACTTAATTCCGGCCGCTTTTCCAGCGCTTTCAATGTAGCGGCATGTATTTTGGCTGCATCCAATTCCCGGCTGCGCTGTAGCCGTTCATTGATTCTTGTGATTTCTGCCTTTACATCTGCGCCCGTAAGCGTTCCTGCCGCCTGCTTTTCTTTCATCGCGGCCGCAGATTTTGCGCCGGCCGGTTCGCTCGATGATCCAGGTTTGCCGAGTTTTAAATAAACATACTTTCCGGCTGAATATCCATGCACTACAAAGGCCTTTTTGAACTTTCCGCCCGCGATCATTTTATTGTATTCCGTCAGCCGCTTTTGATAACCTTTCTCTTCGCTCTCAATTGCCGCGGTGCGCTGCTTCTCGTTATCATAATCGTCGATATCGAATTCATCAAGATCGACAGGATCGGGGGCTTCAATCACTTCGAAGGGGCAGGTTTTGTTATATCGGCCGTTCAGTATATTTGCGCCCTCTTTTTCCAGCTGCTTGACGATGTCGGGATAAGATGGGTTGTATTCGTTATTGATAAACAAAATATCCGCCTCGTTCTTTGCTGCCGATAGCTTGGCCGTGAAATCCAGCTGGCATTTTTGATTATAGCAGGAAAGGTTGTTGCATTTTGGCAATTTGGCTTCCTCTGCAAATAAAAGGGCCACGGCGGAATTGAATTTGCATCCAGTGCATGCACCGGCCTTTTTATCAATATTCGGATCAGTTATATCGAAGGGCGCAGATGATAACGATCCAGAAAATTGACGAAGGACGTAATCGTTGAAAATGATGTTTCCCGCGCCGTCATCGCCGAATCTCTTCCGGAGCTCTTTTTGGACATCGGCTGAAAATACGGCGATTTTCAACCCCGTCGAGATGTCAATACGGTTGTGATAAAAAGCCTTTTGCCATTCCTTCGACAATGACATTAGTTTGAGGCGCTGGCGAATATAGAATTCCGATTTTCCAACTCGCTTGGCGATTTCTACATTCGTGCGGCCGCGCTGAACGAGGGAATCGAATCCAACCGCCTCCTCCATTGGATGCACATCTTTACGCTGCAGGTTTTCGATCAACTGCAGATCAAGCGCCTCCTCGTCCGATATATCCCGGATAACGGCCGGGATTGTATCGAGGCCAGGATTGTCCGAGTTCCCTTTCGCTGGCCGCGTTTCAGAAACTTTGGACATTGCCCGGTATCTGCGTTCACCGCAAACGATCATGTAAAATCCTGGCTTGTCCTTTGCGGGCCGGATCAAGATCGGCTGTATAACTCCCTTTTCGCGAATAGAGGCAACCAGGTCGGCCATGGCCTCCTCGTCGTAAAAGCGGCGGGGCTGGTTAGGATCGGCAAAAATTTTCGATAATTCGACGAGCCGGAAGTCGGCCGCCGGTGTTTTTGATTGGTCTGTTTTCATTGTTTTGGTTTAAAATTTTATGAAATCGTATTGCTTGCTGATGGAGGTGAAAAAAAATTGGCCAACTGATTTGGCGGCGATCATGTCATTCCAGCATGTTTCTGGCACCTCCGCATATTCGTAACGGCCGCCAGTTTTAAAATACAAATAGAGCCGGCGGGTGGCCGGATCGTAATTTGCCCGGGCGATCGTATTCGATTCCGGCCATTCCTTTGATAGCCGGGGCGACCCCGGGCCGGCAGCAATGCCTTCGCGGGCGATGTTTACTATTTGATCGCCGGGAATTGCGCCGGATCGGTGATCGGATAAAATGCGGATGATTTCGTGAAGCGCATCCGATTCGCTTTTGATTTGTGTTGCCATCGTTTTGTTTTTAATAAATGGTAAATGATACATTCGTTAGTTGGCGATCGTTATTCCAGATAGAATAAAGCCCCTTCTCGTCAATGACTACCCGGAGCGATTCGATTGCTCCAAACTTTTTAATATTGCCGCCGAGATCAACGACCCATCCAGAGGCTTTGTTCGGATGCGGGCGCATGATCCGGCCAATACATTGATAGTATTTTCCGAGCGACATTGTACTAAATGCAAGGAGGCAGCATTCAAGTTCGGGGTAATCGAACCCCGTTGTCAAAACCCCGACATTGATAACGCATCGAATTCGGCCGGCCTTGAATTGTGCTAATAGGCGTGCCCGATCATCCGCCGGCGTTTCGCCTGTAATAACAACAGATCCCGGAACCTTTGCAGAAACCTTTTGCGCTTCATCAACGAGGGTGCAAAAAACTATCAGGTTTTTCCGCTTCGCAAGCAATCGATTTGCATAATCTGCAGTGATTGCAGGAAGGTTGATTTTCCGATAGTAGTTTTTAAGCGATTCCGTCGTGAAGTCTGTTCCCGTTGCGTTGACTTTTAACATTGTTTTGTCAATCACATTAAAAGAAAAGTATTCAAGCGGTGCCAGATGCCCTTCGTCAAAGAGGGTTTTGTTTTGAACATAATAAAGCACCTTGTTGAATACACGGGGTGATTGGCGGTTAAGAAATCGAAGCATTCCTCCGTTGGCATCCGAGTAAAGGCGATAGGGGGAAGCTGTCAAACCGAGAACTTTTGCCCGATCCAGGCTCTTGATAAAATCGGAATACATTCCCTTCTCCGGGTTTACAAGATGGCATTCATCGATAATAATGTTCTTGAATTTTGCAAGAATGTGATGCTTTCTTGCAACGCTTCCAATTGTTGCGAATGTAACATCGTCGATAAATTTCATTCCCCCGGATGCTGAATAAATTCCGGCCCGGTAACCATAGGAAATATACTTCGAAAAGTTCTGCTCTAAGATTTCCTTCGATGGCTGAAAGATGACAGTCTTGCCCTCGGCTCCCTTTGCAACATTGGCAATAACTACCGATTTCCCGGAGCCTGTGGGCAATATTTCAAGGCCGTTATATTGTTTCGGATCATGGAAAAAATCAACGCCCTTGATTATTGCCTCTTTTTGATACCATCTTGGAATAGGAGGGGTGGCCATTGGTTCGTTTTATTCTTCTGTTTTTGAAGCGTTTCCTTTTGGTTCCTCGGGTTCCTCCTCTTCTACAACCGGCACCGTGTACTTACCTGAATGATATGCAAGTACCTCCTGGCAGCAAGCATCGGCCGCCGCCTGCAGCTGCTCCGTCCATTTATAGGAGGAGAGATTGTCGAGAATGATTTTAGGGGTAGTTAGACCCATCCGCGAGCCGGAGGAAACGAATTTGTTTCCGACCAGTATAATCGAATTGCTTTCCTCTCCGCCCTGTAGTTTAAAGGAGCTGACATAGTAGTTTGTTGCCAGGTCATCAAACTCCATTGCATTGATATCCGTGATCTCAATGCCGCTAAGTTTAAATGCGTCGTCATAGGCGCAAAGATGGACATTAAGGGCCGAGAATGCCTTTCGCATATCCTCGTCAATGATCCCCTTGCCCGTCACTTTGTGAACAAAGCCGTTGGACATTCCGGCTTTGATGCTGTAGTGGTAGTTACAGAAATCATCCTTAATCTCGGCAAAGATGATTTCGATCGTTTCGTCGGCTTTCTTTTTTTTGGTTGCCATTTTTTGTTTTGTTTATCGTTTTGAAAATTCCGATACGATTGCCGCTCGGGTTGTATAGTTGTGAATTAATAGCTTGATAATGTCGGGAGGAACGCCAGAATGAAAGCAAATCTCTTCGAGCGTTGCCCCGTTAAGATGATGGCCTATTATTGCGGCCCGGATAAAGCGTTGAGGAACCACCCGGCCATTATAGCGTTGTAGTGGTATTTTTTTTATCAGATCCCGGTCAGTCATACAAGCTTTATTTTTTCGTTCAACGATTGCATAATCTGCCTTAGCGGCATCATTACTTCGAAATCTTTCATCGGCAAATCGCTAACGAAGCTGAATTTGAAATGTTGGTACCAGGTTAGGGCGTCGCGTTGTGGCATATAGCAAAGAAGAATCGCAAGCGAAAGCTGCGCAGGGCCACTTCCGCCGTAGCCCCAAGCGAACCCATCGGGAGAATGATTGCGCAAGCTTTGAGAAAGCCCGGCATCAAGGCGTTTTCCGTTGATAAAAATTGATTTTGTTTCCCATTCGCCGGCGATTGACACCTGCTCGGGAATTTGAAAGAGGATTTTTTCAGTCATGTGGAAAATTTAAGTCTTAGATACATTGAAACAAGGCGAATATGGTTTTTCAAGTCGATGCAGGCATGCCTTGTAATATCTGTCATACATTACAATACTGCCGGCACATGCAACATTCATCGAGCGCTCCCCGGGTAGATATATTATTTCCTCGCAGGCATTCATTGCCTCGTTCGTCAATCCGTTGTCTTCTGCGCCAAGAAGATATATTGCGGTTTTGGGGTGCGAAAATTCTCCGATCGGCCGTGCTTTATCCGTTAGCTCAACGCCTATCAACGGGCAACTGTAGGGCCTGTGTTTTTGAAAATCCGCAAATGTTTCGTATGAATATGTAGGAATGTGCCTCCAGGCCTTGGCTGTATCGCTTGGTGTTTTTTTGAACCGTTGGCCTATGAGAAAAATAAAATCAGCATTGAAAAGTTGAGCCGATCGAAACAATGATCCATAATTGACCGCCGTTTTCATCGCATAGCATCCAATGCCAAAAAACCCGTCTTTTTTCATTATAGGAATTTTTTAATTAATGAATCGAGATTCCGGACAGATTGGAGATCGCCGCGATTAACCTGCCTCAAAACAATGGCTGAAAGCAAAAGCATTTCCTTGGCGGCGCAAATGAATTCGAGATTCGCCGGACGTACGGATTCCGCAACGAAAATTCCGCCATAGAGTTCGACCTCCTTTTTTTCATGATCGCCATAAAATTCGAGCCATGGAATGTCGGCAATGATTGCGTTGCTTGTATTTGGGCTTTGTCGCCATGTTCCCGGGGTTATTGAATCCCGGCGAGTTTGAAATTCTCCAAATTCAAGCCCGGCGGGGCAGGCGCAATAGTAAAAAATGCGGGCAAAGATATCCGCCATTGCTGCAGTCTTGCCATAAATGCGCTGGAATATATTTCCGCTATTATCGCGGATGATTGAAACATACATGTTTGAAGCCGGCTCGTAAATTGGCCGCTCTGGCGGGGTGTACAATAGATCGCTCATGATTTTACGGGGTTTGTTTAAAAATGAATTATCGGGCTTTCAGATATTTTTCAGCCGGAGTTATTGCAAGGCTTGATTCGGATTTCAAGGCAACGTTCGCCCCAAGCCAAAAAAAGTTTATCGGGTTGTCGCTTTGAATTGTGTATATATTGTCGCCTTTTCGGGGTTTCGAGATACTGCATCCAAAATGATTGCAATAAGCCTTTACCTTATCGAAAGGAGTGTCGGAAAAAAAATCAATTGGTAATTCAATGTGTGGCATATTAAAAGGGGTTTTTGTCAAATGGAATAACGAGGCCTGGATCAGCTATATACACCAGCTTCCCGGTTTGCTCCTCCACCTCGCGCTTAAATCTCGCCGAATCGGAATTTCGATCCGACAAATGAATTAAAACAATTCTTTGGACCGCAGACAAATCATTGGCCGCGAGCGTTTTCCTGCATGTCTGTATCGACATGTGCGATTGCAAAACCCGGTCGTTCAGGAATTCGGGAGAATCTCCGGAGATCCCGCGGGATTTCAATATGTCGCGGCAATAATTGGCCTCGATGATAATATTGTTCAGTCCTGGAAATGTGAATTCGCAAAGCTTCGAGTCGGTTAGAAATAAAACCTTCCCGCAATCTGGATGATATATCAAATATCCAACGGGCTCGGCCACATCGTGATCGATACGGAAGGCAAGGCACAAAAATGATCCGACCTTGAACTGATCGCCATGAAATGTGATAATAGCCCGGTGGCTTTTTGATGTTCCGAGGGCATGATGCGTTCCCTCCGTTGCATATACATTGATGCCGGCCGCCATAACCTCGCGAATTGCCTTTGCATGATCACCATGCTCGTGCGTTATAATGCAGCCGGCGACCTTGCGTATATCAAAGCCGAGGGCTTGTTTGATTTTCGAAAAAGCAACCCCGCATTCTATAAGCAGGGCTTCCCGATCATTTTCGAGAATGTACGAATTTCCTGCGGAGTTGCTGTTAATGATTCTTAGTTGCATTAAAATGGAAGTTTGTCTGGCCCTGATTTTGTTTTATCGGCATCACCACCATTGGCGGGGCCGCTGAAATCCATTGCCTGCCCGCTCGTGGTTACCGCGGGTTGCCCTTCGGTCGATTGTTGGCCCGGGGCTGCGCTCGCGGTATGTCCGGGCTGTGTTCCTGTTGTCGGAACGACAACCGCTTCGGTGAAATCCATTTTCTCTTTATTCGCTTTTGCCTCAACCTCGTCGGCAACCTCGTCAATGTCCGATTCAAAAGCCTCTGCCATCTCCACGGATAAAATGCCCCACTTACCAAGCAGGCCGCGAACCATTGTTTTTTTGGCCATGGAGGGGAAATCAGTTTTCCATTTAGAGTTTTCCTTTGTATAAGAAGGGGAAAATTTAGCCCCGTGCTGATGGATCTCTGGCACCGTCATGTAGAGCGTTTTGGAATATCCGTCCTTTAATTCAAAATATGCAAAATACCCGATGACGGTTTTCGATGTTGGCATTCCTGTTAAATCGAATTCCCCGGTCAGCTTGTTACGCTGAACATATTCGCCCTCGAGAACCTCGTCCACATTTATGAATTTATATTGTTTGGTTCGCAGGGCGAGTTGAATATATCCCCTCCAGCCTAATTGAAAAACCGGCATCCAGACATCTTTTTGTCTCCGCGGAACGATATGTGCATAGGCAAGAGATTTCACAAGCGGCAAATTCAATATTGCCCCCTTTAGTGCTTGTTTTACAACATCCGCAGGATTACACTCCTGTAAATAGTTGTCCCCGGCATATATATCGAGTATGGATGCGAGAAATGCCGGTGCGCTATCCTTTAAAGCGTTGCGAAATTGTTGCTGAACTGAATCGGCGGCAAGCACAATCTTCAGGCGGTCAACCGGCGTGATTTGATTTTCTGTAGTACTCATTTTTTTGTTATTGAATGGTGAAAAATTAATAAGATTCAACCCTGATTTCATCATCAAGCGACACAACGAGGCGGATGAGTTGCATTTGTGCCGTAATTAGCTCGTTTACCGATTCCGCGTTATCCACAAATAGCGGGGCAGAAACCTGGTAATGATCGCTTAGAACATTGATGATATCGATCCCGGCATTGATACGGGCGGCTGTATTGGCATCTGAATACGGAACGCCATCGATAAGCGTTTCACAACATGGAACCTCGCCGCCGTTGATGTTGGTTTCAAACATCTTGAAGCGGACATATTTGAAGCGTTCGTTGATGCGATTTTCCAGTGCCGTCATTTTTGATTTAGAGAATTCGAGGATCAGGAACTCGGCTTTTTCCATGTCGCTCAATTCACCTGAAAGTTCGGATTCGCGATTGGTAAGTTCCGTTATTCGGGCCTCTATTTTTTCCCGTTGACCGCGCAATGCGAGGCGGTTTCTTACATCGAGAATCTCGTGATTGACAGTGCTTTTACGGCTTGTCAATTCGGCGCGATCCCCGGAGCTCTGCGCCTCTTCTATCACTTCGGAATCGATGGCTGCCAGCTGCCGGTCAAATTCCAAAATTTCAGGATCGGTTGCGATTGCATTCTCGATCTCGGCCGCCTCGTTTTGGGTAAGGCGGCGATCCTCTTCAATCAGGGTTTGTATGGCCTCGCCCTCCAGCGTTAATTCGCTTCGCTTGCTTTCGCCGGCCGCCTTGGTATTATTGATCGCCGCCTGTAGGGTTTCGATCTCGGCGTTTAGCTTTAGACCGGCTGCAGTTATTTCTTCCAGCCGCCGGGATTTGTCCTTGTTGAAATTCGCAATCATTTCCCCCTTTCGCTCGCTGATCTTGTCGGCCTCGAACATCCGCTTGCATGTTGGGCAACAAAAATCGCCATCATTGAACGTGATCGTCTCCTCGTCTATTTTACTCCATTCAGCCCGGCCTTGATCCCTCCTTGCGATAATGCCCTCCAGGCGGGTGGAATCGTTTGTGAATTGTGTGATCAGGCGATTCAGGTCGCCCTCTATGGCTTTGTAATTACCAGTGCGTTCCCTGATGCGGGCTGCGCGGGAGGTACTTTCACTTTTGATCCGGCTTTCTATGTTTACGATCGCCGATTGCCTTTGCTGCGCAATTGTCCCCCGGCGGTTCACCTTCTCGATTTTTTGCTTTTGAACCTCCTGCTCGGCCGCAGATTGGTCCGAAAGTAAATTTTCGACGCTGGCCAATTCCGCGTTCAATTCAGAGAGCCTTTCTTCCTCGGCCGCAAAATCGATGGGATCGGGTAGCGAATTATTGGCTTCGGCAATCCTGTGCGGGATCGTTTCCATTTCGTCGGCGAGACGTTTCTTTTTATTCACCAGCTCCTTGCGATATTCATCTACCGTTTTTTTACCCACAAGGGCATCGATTAGCTGCTGATATTTACTTTCCCCGGCGGCAACCATCTGCGCAAGCAATTCCTTGTCCGTTGGCTGGCCGCCAATTTCTTCCAGAACCTTCCGGCGGGCCTCCCATTTCATAGAATTGAAAAACGCAACGCCGGTGATCAGGCGAAAAAGCGACTCGTCGATAATGTCGGCAATTTTTTTGTTGTATTCATTCAGCTGCAGGGGAACCTCGTTCCAATAGAACGAAGTTGTGTGCCCGGAAAATACCGGAATAGCCTTGCCCTGTTTTTTTACCCAGTTTTCTTTATAATGCCGGCGAATCTCGATCGGATCGCCATCGATTCGCATAAATAGGCGAACCTCGTGATCGAGGCGGGAAATCGGGACATTGTTTTTGTCGAGGGTTTTGATGTTAAAATCAGCACGGCCCAAGGAATCCTTGCCAAAGCAAACCCAAGTGAAAGCGTCGGCAATTGTCGTCTTCCCCTTTTTGTTTCTGGCAAAAATGTTTGTAATGTTTCCGAAGCTGATATCCAAGTGCGGAATCCCCTTAAAGTTTTTGAGGATCATTCGCTCGATTCTTATTTCTTTCATTATCTTGCTTTTGGTTTGTAAATAAAGTTTTCTGCTATCGTTTTTTTAGGCCCGGGGGAATGTCATCCCGGGCCTTTTTATATTCAGTTTGGTGGATCATCGGCGGTTATTTTAAGAAGTTTTTGTAATTGCGGACAATTTGCTGGATGAAACTATAATCAAAATCTTCCCCGGCAATGTCAGCCGGAATCGGGCCGTCATAAATCACACGGAATTTAACCTTCGCTGCAATTCCGCAACCGCCCGGGCTTATTGAAAATGCTTCGATTCGCAAATTTTTAACAATCAGTCGGCTCTCATCGAGGAGCGATCTGTCCCATGCTTCAACCATATAGCGAAGCATATCTCCGGGAGCCGGAGATATGTCCCATCCTGAATGGATGTCGTTAAAGTTTTCGCAATAGCTGAACTGGGGGGCTTTGCCCAAAAGCGCTTCATTTATTAATTTAAAATGAACCGCCATCGCATCGTGCTTTTTTGTTTTGAAATCCGTTTCTGTACTCATAATAAATTAAGGGGTTTGGTGATTGAATTCGGAACGCTTATCCATTCCGTTTTATAGTCTCCCGCTTGGGCATCAAATAGCTCCCTGATAAATCCGCGGGCTGCATCCATAGAAGGAAACTGCCCGGCCTCGCTAAAAGCGGCAGTCATTTTCGGAACAATCTTGTTTGTACGGTCACGATAATCGATTGCGGAGATCCATTGCTTCACGCCCTCGATCATCCTGTAAATCAAAAGGACGTCGGTTGTTGATGTCATTTCGTTTTGTTTTTGGGTGATTGAATTTCGATAATCGAAGAACACCGATTTGATAGAGGAAAGCCGGCGAATATCGAGCGATATTCCCGCCGCCTGGCTGTAGGCATGCAGCAATTTTAATGTGGGGATCATGGGAGATTTAGGAAGCGGTTTCATTTTCGGCCGGTTTTTCGATCAACAATTTCATTGCCTCGATCATCTTCTCCGCAAGCTCCGGGTTGCGAATTTCGCCAATGTCGCCGCGACAATATCGATATAGCGTCGGCAAGGAGGAACCCGAATCTTTTGCTGCCTGGAATTTTTGATCGGAATCAAGTTGTTCGAAAAGGCCGGCTAATGATCGCACCAGCGATTCTTTGAATTCTGCAAATGATGGCATCGTTTATCGTTTTGTGATAATCAAAATTCGCAAAAATTGGCCAAATTTCCAAAAAAGGACAAAAAAATCCCCCCGTCATGCCTGCGGGGGGATAGGATATTGGTAAAAATAGCCCCGTGGCTATGAATTAGGCCCGCCAGTGGCCAATAAGTCCCTGCGTAAGGTATTGATGCCATCCCTGATCTTTTTCCAATCATCGGCCGAAAAATCGATCGTTTGGCCATGGCCATCGATACCCCGCATTTTATGCGTGGGGTTGGTCACCCCCGGGGCATAGTCGGGAAAGAAATTCGTTCCCTTGATATATTTTTGAAATAGCGCTTTGTTCATAATTACAGGTTTATGCTTTCGCGGATGACTTCGAGGATTTTGCTTTTCTCGTAATTGGTAACCTTGAGGCCTTTTAGGTAGGCGATGAATTTCTTGATTTCATTCGGCTGCTCCCGCTTCATTCGCTTTGCAATTGCCACGCCCTTAAAATCAATTACCGCCCCCAGCTCCTGCGTTGTATATTTCGCAATAGATTCCGAATCGATCATTTCCCCAGTTGGGTTAAAATCATCCGTACAAATTGCGCCAATTGGAAGGCCGGGATCTTTTAGCAGCCCCTGCCGGGTTTTGTTTTCGTCCTCGAAAAAAAAGGCCAATTTGTGGTTTGTTGTTACACGCTTCCCGATATATGTTTTCATAACAAGTTTTTGTAAGTGAATTATTGATGCTTCCGTTCTTCGTGATAAACGGCCAAGATTTGCTCCTCCGATATGCCATATCTGGCAAGGGCCGAAACGGTATCGGAAATGTCGCCGGTGTAGTACGATTCATAGTTGATCAGCTCGCGGCGAATAATTGCATCGATTCCGTTTTCGGCCAGATCGGCCGCAACGCCTGCCTCGCCGGCGGCAATTATTTCCTTGGTTAAATCGACCGCCGCCGCCTTGGGGCATATAAGGCCCTGGCCACAAGAAACATAAACAACGCCCGGCTTTTTCGCCTCGACGAATTGGCGATCGGAGAAGGCAAAAAAAGCCCCGTGCCGGTTCATGATTTCCGAAATTGCTTCGTCTGTATAGTCTGAAAGATTTTTCATTTTCTTGGTTTATATAAGCCCTTCGTCCGCAAAGGAGTAAAAGCTATCGGTTGTTAAAATAATGTGGTCGAGCAGCTTTATATCTAAATAGTCGCAGGCGGTTTTGATTTTTGCTGTCATTACCTCGTCGCTTTTGCTTGGTTTTGTCGATCCCGATGGATGGTTGTGCGCAATCAATATTTGCGTGGCCCCGCAATTGAGGGCGACAGTTAATATTACGCGGGGATCAACCGAGCAGCGATCAATGCCGCCGGAGGCAACTTTGTAGAATCCAACCACCCCGTTACGGCGATTAAGGCAAAGCATCACAAATTCTTCCGTCCACTCAAATCGATCAGCATCGAAGACCTCGCGGAAAGTTGCCGCGGCGTCATCGGTTGATCGGATTTGTCTCAATTGCGACGGTTTTAAATCCTTGTCAAAGGAAAGCTTGATTTTTATTTCAGGTATTTTTTCCATGATTTGAAATTAAAGGTGATCGATATCGTAAAGCCAGGTTATAACTGTCCATCCGGCGGCAACATCCCATCCGGTGGCCGCAGAATACTTTGTGAATGCCTTTGTCGGGCGATCCCCGGAGGCGTCATTTTCATGGATCATTGTTACCGCAATCTCAATATCGAAGCGAAGGGGGGTTGATTTGGCGGCATCGATCCAGCGAGGGAATAAATTCTGCCCGGCCCAACTTACCCCGGCCTTAAAATCAAAAAACGATTTCCAGATACGGGTTTCATCATTTGCCCCAACTGCCGTTGAATATTTGTTGGCGGCACTTTCGATCATTAAACCGATTTTAAATTCCGGCAGCCCAACGATTTCGGCCGTTATTTCTTCGCCGAGGATTTTAGAAACGTCCGGGAAATTATCAACAAGGCCGGCCACGCAGGCGGCAATAATATCCGGGCCACTGTCGGGGCGATCGAGGGCAATCAAGATTCCGTTCGTAAGAAGGGAATTAACTTTTTCGGAGCGAATGCGGTCCGAAATCATTTGCAATAAAGGAGAGCTTGCGTTTGTCATTTTTTTAGTAGTGGGTTTGTTGTAGTTATAAAAATCGGGATAAATGCTTACCCCAAAAGCTTCAAAGTCTTCCGGCGTTGCTTCCCGAACCTCGTTTAAAAAGATGGGAAAAACCGGCCCGGATTTATAGTCGCATGTGGCTCCAAGAGATTGCTTGGCGTTGAGTATTGTTAAAAAGTGCTCGCCGCTTGCATATTGATAAAGGCACCCAAGCGAGTGACCTTGCCAAACCACATATTTCAGTAATGTTACCGTTGCTGCCATAACGTCTTTGTTTTTGATGATGGATCAGATACAGATATCAGGGCTCCCTTTGCCGATGCCCGGCGAACCAAATCGTTAAATATTCGCTTGTCCTCGCGGGCTTCTTTTTTTTCGGCCTTTTGTTGTGATTGCTTTTCGTTCATGATAAATGATTAATGTTAGTAAACTAATTCTCCGAGGTAATATTCGCCAATCAATTCGTCGCCATCGTGCAGGGCCGGGCGGTTTGCGAAAACCATATATGTATAGGCAATGTTTCCGCGGATGCGGGCGATAAACGATGTGATGTGCTTGCGGGAAAGGTTTACCGCTGCAAGAGCGGCATCAGCAAGGCTGTTTTTGCCTTCCATAATTTGCTCCTCCGATCTTATGGCTTCGCCTTCAATCGAAGCGCTCGCAGCTAATATCTTTTTGGCCGCAATCACCGGCGCTTCATCCTCGATGAAAAGAGCTTCAAATAAATCCGCTTTTCCCTCCAGTATTGCTTGGGCATCTGACGTCGTGATATCCTCGGCTTGTTCCATGCAGCGAATAACGTTCGCCTCATAAATAATTTTATAATCAGGAACAGCGCGATCAACAAACTTGAAGCATTGCGATAAGTTGTCGCGGAAGGTGCCGGCAAAATAATCGGATTGAATGTCATCGGAGAGGCCGCACCTCTTGGTGTAAAAATTAGTTGCCTCTACATCGGGGGAAACCCGGCCGTTGGGGCGAAAAGAAATTTGATATCCCTTGTAAATTACCCAGTGTGAATTAGATTCATCAACTTGAATTTTTTTTCCTGAAAGTTTTTCAGCGCGGGCAATTGCATTTTGAAGTGTCATTGTTTTTTGTTTAGATGAATAATCGTTTGTTACTCTAAGAACGGTAAAATTTATTTTACCGCCAAATATTTCTTTTTTGCTAAAATCGCTGGCAGTACTGCTAACATGGTTAGCATAAAAAAGCCCGCCATAGAAATGGCCGGCTTCAAACGATTGCTCATCATGGGGGCAATGCCCTCACAAATGCGTCACGAAAATACGAAATCGGCAAGCCGATTCTTCCATCCGTTTAAAAATTTTCTTTGCGATGGATCTCTGGCAACGAGGCCATCGAAAAAAGCAGTCCTGGCCGCGTGTAGTTTCGCAAACAATTCAGCTGCAGGCGCAGCATTAACGGCCGCAATTGTTTTAGGGCCAACAATCCCATCGGGATCAAGGCCGAGGAGGCGCTGCGGGATTTTTACACCCCAGGCTCCAGACGCCCAGACCCAATCAACGAGAATATTTGCAATTGCCTGATTATTTATTTCGTCGGCCCGCCAGCGATTCCAATATTGCCGAAGAACGGCCTTGAAATCATCCGGGCCAAGATCTTTTATATCTTGCTCGTCAATGTCCCCGTCGCCATCTTTGTCATATCCAACGGCCCGCCAGGTTTTAAGCGTTATTCCCATGTTGGTCGGCCCGCCAGCATCGTCCGGATCATTCACATATTTTCCCTCCCATTTAAGCACAATGGGGGCAAGCATTTCAATTTTAGCCATATTGAAAAATTAAGTTTTTGTAATTGGCGGCACAGGGGGATCGTACGTCATTTTGCTAAGGCCGGATTCGTTCGCCGATCGTTTTTTTCGCAGCCACCCAAATCGCCAGGCGAGGAATCCGCCGGCAACCACGAAAAGCAAAACAGGAACCCATACTGCAGCGGATGATCCAATTCGGACCGATCCCTTTTGCGATTCTGTTGCAGATTTTTTTTCAGATGCCGTTGATTTGCTATTAATGGAAGCCGAATCAGTTTTGTTAACAATCGAATTGGTTTCTTCCGCCCGGCTTGCAGAATCAATACGCGAAAGCTGCGTCGCCGACAAGGTTTTTCGGCCAGATTCGTTTTCAACAACAATATTATCGATCGGCCGGCTGCTTTGGATTTTATTGCCGTTGATAGTTACATTATAAACGAGTGCCGCTCCGGCGTATTCATTTGCAGGCACAAGCCGTGCCCCGGAAGCACTGTCGGGGCGCAAATTAACAGTAATTTTTTCCCGGCTTGAATTTTCTGCAGCCGCCATGGATTGCGAATCGATTCTGGCCGTTGATATTGAATTTATAGCGGACCGCCCGGAGGAATCTGTTTTTGATACAGCCAGGGAATCGACTATTGCCTCCGTTGTTCGTTCTTCGTTATTGCTTTTTGTCGCCTTGAATTTACGCGAGCTTGTGCATGACGAAAACAAGACAATCAATGCAAGGAGAATCAAGATCGCCCGGATGATCTGCGAGGCGGTAATTTGTGGGGGTGTTGTTGTTTTATTCATGATCGGAAACATTTGGTTTGGTATCAGTTGTTGAAAAGCGATCGGCCTTTTTTTCGAGAACATCGATCGATGTGTTTAAATATTTGTATGCAATTCTCTGCCCGCCATATCCAAGGATCACGGCCAAAATATACTGGCCGGATTGATGAAACCAGGCGGGAACCTGTATTCGATTCCAATGGATAATAAAAACGGCGATCTCATACAGGGCCAATATAACAAGAGAGCAAAAAAGCGAATCCCATTCCTGGCCGAGAAAAGTTTTCAATATTTCGCCGGCCGAGAATTGAGGGAATTTTTCTCGCAGGGATTTTATTGCCTGCAGCACATGCAGAATTGTTCCGCATGCAAAGAGAACGAGAATGATTAAGTAGTTCATATAATTGGTTTTGAGTTTACTCGTCCAGCTTTTTTTCTTCATCAAGCGCCCCGATTTTGATCCGGAGTAGTTTCATGAAGGGGATGACAATAATTCTGACAAAAAGCGATTTTGGAGATATTTCCGCCAGGTTCCTGCAAATCGATATCAATTCGATCAGTATCATCATGACGAAAATGACATCGACGACAAGATGATATTTTAAAAGATTGTTTTCGCCAATGCTAATGTTTACCATGATCACCCCCACGATTATAAATCCGCCGTATAGCGTTATTTTTTCGATGGTAAGTTTCAGCCCTTCGAGTTTTGAGAATTCCCCCTTTTTCCACGAATTAAATATTCCGACAAGGAGATCCGTTAGGCAAGAAAAAAAGAGCAGGGAAAGAAAATTTGCGGAGGGCAAATATTTTAATGTTATTAAAGAAAAGGCTCCCCACATTCCCAAGAACTGCGGGGATTTGAGAAGCAAAATTTTTTTCATTAAGAAGAGGCGGAGGGGCATGATCGAGGGTTTTTTGTTGTTATTGTATTCTGTACCAGTTACTGCCATTCGATTGTATCGTTAGGCTCGAATTTGCTGCGATTGTTGTTGCCGAGGCACCCGCAAAATCCAAGTAAGTAGATATTGTGCTGGCCGCCCCAGTTTGATTTACGATTACATACTCCCTTCGATTGTTTCCGCTGGCCGCGGCCGGCAATGTTATCGTTGGCGTTCCGCTTGTGATGATAATTGTATGGTGCGTTGCATCCAATGTCGTGTTCGTTGATATCGTTGTGATGGCCGATCCAGTTGATCCCGCCACATCGAGAACGGATGCTGGCGCGGTTGTTGCAATGCCGACAAACTTGTTTGCGCCTGGGATGATTGAAATATCTGTAGAGCTTCCGAGAGTTCCGCCGTTGGATGGATTCAC